AGCTCGATGCGCTCGAAGCGGTTCGCCACTCCCTCCGGTACTACCGCACTGCTGACGTTCGACCCCGCCATCGTGTTGCGCGAGGCCGACAAAGAGAACGAGATCCTGTGGGACGTGAACCTCGCGACCCGACTCATGCGAACCGGCACGCTGAAGCCACAGACTGGGGCGTACAAGTGGGGACGCCTGAGTGAGGTGGCGAACGCCGTCAAGATCATGTTGATGACCAGGGATCAGATTGTGCTCTCGGTCGACCTTGAAACGCATGGGCTCTATCCCTGGTACGAGGACCGCGACATCGTCACGTCGCAGTGGACACTCACGGATGGCTACTCGCTGGTGGTCGACCACACCAAGTTCGCTGGCCCGCAAGGATTCATCGAAGAGGTGGTGCCGCCGCGTGGCTTCGAGAACTGGGACGACTACGTGCACCTGAAGTGGTTGTTCTCAGAACCACGCATCAAGGTCTGGGGGGCGAACCTCAAGTTCGATGCGGTGTGGATCGCGATGAAGTGGAACTGGGAGATCGAGAACTTCACGTTTGACACCACGCTGGGCGGCTCAATCATCAACGAGAACCGCAGCAACTCGTTGAACAACCACACCAAGATCTATGTGCCCAGCCTGGGCGGTTACGATGACGAGTTCAACCAGACCGCCGACAAGTCGGACATGCCATCCGAACTCAAGAAGGATCCAGAAGGGTTCCTCCTGTACAGCGGCGGTGATTCCGATGCGACGTTCCAAGTGGGCTTCGCCATCGGGAACCAGATACGACAGGACTACCAGCTCGCGCGGTTCTACGAGAAGATCCTGCACCCCGCCGCACGTTGCTTCGAGCGCATCGAGCGCCGCGGTATCGTGGTGGACAGCAAGCGGTACGCCGAGATCGAAGTGGAGGTGCAGAAGGACATCGATCGTCTGACACACGATGCGATGATGGCAATACCAATGGCGGTGCGCGCGAAGCACGCCGACAAGCTGTCGCTCTCGCGGCCGAGCCTACTACGCGACGCGTTCTTCTCTGTGGATGGGTACGGTCTGACTCCGAAGAAGGAGAACATGACCGCGAAGACGAAGGCACCGCAGACCACGCAGGAGCACTTCAAGAAGTTCTTGCACACACCAGCCAAGCCGCTGATCGAAGCACTGGAGAAGCTGGGCTCCGCGAAGAAGACGATGAGCACGTACATTGTTGGGTTTCTCAAGCACCTTCGACCCGATGGTCGCTTCCACCCAACGTACGCGCTGCATCACGGTGGACTGTTCGATGGCGGCGGTGCTGACTCCGGCACGGTGTCCGGTCGACTCGCTGCGAAAGAGCCCGCGATCCAGACGCTGCCCAAACACACGAGCTACGCCAAGATGCTGCGTTCCGCGTACCCCGCGCCGCTGGGCTACGAATTCTGGCAGTGCGACTTCTCCCAGGGCGAGCTTCGCGTGACTGCCGAGCTGGCGGACGAGCAGAACATGATCAAGGTCTACCAGGGTGACGGTGACCTCCACTCGCTGACCGCGGCTGAGCTGAACGGCTACAAGTACGAAGACTTCAAGCAGTTGAAGATCGACAACTACGACCTGTACGCTGAGCTTCGCCAGGGCGGGAAGGCCGGGAACTTCGGGCTGCTCTACGGCATGGGCGCGAAGGGCTTCATGATCTACGCGTTCAACTCGTACGGTGTGGTGCTCACGCTGAAGGAGGCCCAGGCGTTCCGCAACAAGTTCCTCAATGTGCTGTACCCACGACTGCCCGACTGGCATGAGGAGTCGATCGAGTACGCGAAGCAGTGGAAGATGATCCGCTCCCCGCTTGGTCGCATACGCCATCTACCCCTGATCGATTCGCCGCTGGACGAGATCAGCTCGCGCGCCGAACGGCAGGCGATCAACTCCCCGGTGCAGTCCTGTCTCAACGACATCTGCCTCTACTTCATGAGCCTGATCGAGAACCGCTACGGCGACTGCGAAGATCTGTTCAGCATCAACGGCTCAACCCATGATGCGATCTATGGGTACGTGAGGGAGGGCGAAGCAACGGAGTGGTTCCCCAAGGTCAACGAGATTCACGAAGAAATGCACGGGCTATTCCGCACCGAGTTCGAGTGGGATCCGGCAGTAGACTTCCCGGTTGAATGGGAGCGCGGCCCGAGCTGGGCCAAGCTGCAGGAGTGCCACCCGAACGGCGAGTTCAAGGTGGCCGCGTGACTCCCTGCATCGAATGGGATAGAGCCATCAGACCAGATGGCTATGGGCACATCAGACGTGAGGGCAAGAACTGGCTGGCTCACCGCTGGGCCTGGACCCAGGCACACGGCCCGATCCCGCCTGGGATGTGCGTCATGCACCGATGTGACAACCCACCCTGCGTGAACGTCGAGCACTTGTCTCTTGGTACCCATCAGGACAACATCCGCGACATGGATGCGAAGGGGAGGCGGGTGGCACACCAAACCAAGCTGACCCAGGCGGACGTGGACTTGATACAGTCGCTGCCGTGTCCGTATGGACAGCAGCAAGCCATGGCCGATCGCTTCGGCGTTCATCGCAGAACCCTCTACCGAGTCCGATCAGGAAACCATCCCCTATGCCGATAGAGTGCCCCAACTGCCAAACGAATATCGAATTGATGGTGTCTGTGAAGAACCGGCGAAGCGCGCCGACTGATGGCATATCTGCCATCACCAAAGTGGGCGACGAGGAGTGGCGTGACATCCCGGGGTGCCCAGGCTACCAAGTGTCAGACAGGGCGCGCGTCCGCTCGACTAAGAAGCGGGTTCTGTCCCAGCGGGGTAACAGGTCTGTCACGATGACGTTCGGCGGGGATGAAGAGCGGCCCGGCGAACAGGTGCGGCTGGAGAGCATTCACGTCGCGCGTCTCATATACTGGGCCTTCCACGAGATGCCGCGCGACATCGAGTTCGCGATGCGGAGCAGGATCACTTACGTCAATGGGGACCACAACGATCTCCGGCCGGAGAACATTGTGCTCAAGCCCCGCTGAAGTGGTATCGTCTCCAAGCACGTCCACGCAGGAGGCGGCATGGCCGACCCGACAGCTCCCGATCCGAAGCCCATCCCCGCCCCGATGCCGGAACCGCGTGCCATCTTCGTCAACATGCCGGGACGCGCGAGCGCCCAGGATCCGATGGTGCAAGCGTACAAGCAATCGATCCCAACCTCCGCGGACGGTGAGATCAGCTCGACCAACGTCGAGTCGCTGCATGGGTCGAAGGCGTGGATCACGCCCACCCTGGACTTCGAGATCCTCGAAGAGCGCGTGCGCCTGAGTTCCATCCTGCCCGCGCTTGTGGACGCCATGGAAGCGAACGTCGATGGCACCGGCTGGGAGTTGGTGCCCAAGGATCCAGACGAAGAGAACAAGGACGCGACCAAGAAGCAGGCCAAGAACGTGTCAGCGTTTTTCGAAGAGCCCTGGCCGGGCATTTCGTTCGACACGATTCGCAAGAACATCCGCCGCAACTACGAGGAGACGGGCAACGCCGCCCTCGAAGTGATCCGCAACCCTGCAGGCAAGGTGGTGTTCGCTCGCTGGCTCGACATCAAGTCGCTTCGCATGATGCGCCTGGACGATGCTGTCTCAGTTGAGAAGAAGGTCGAGCGCAACGGCGTCGAACTCAAGATCACGGTCGACATGCGAGAGCGGCGGTTCATTCAGATCCCGCGCCGCACGCGCCTCGCTTCAGGAACCGAACCCATTGGTGGCAACGTGGCAGACCCGGTCGCCGGTTCGGCAACGAGCACCGAGCAGGACATGGACACTGCCGGTCCCGCGTTCACGGTCTACTTCAAGGAGTTCGGCAGCGAGCGCGACCTCAACGCGAAGACAGGTGACTGGGGGGAGGTCGGCGAGCGGTTGCCGTTCAAGCTACGCGCCACCGAGCTGATCTGGTGGACGAACAAGCCGGACGTGGCGACGCCCTATGGTCTGCCGCGCTGGTTCAGCAACAGCCCGAGTGTCATCGGTCATCGCGATGCCGAAGAGTTCAACCTTGAGTTCTTCGACAGCGGTGGCGTGCCTCCCCTGCTGCTCATCATCTCAGGTGGGCGCATGGCCGAAGAGGCCGAGAAGATGCTGACCAAGCAGTTCATGTCGAGCGGCCCGAACCGCCACAGTGCTGCGATCCTCGAAGCGTACGCGACCGGCGGCGACATCGACTCACCGCAGAACGTGAAGGTCACCGTGGAGCGGTTCGGCTCCGAGCGCATGACCGACAGCATGTTCGAGAACTACATGGCCCAGTGCGACAACCGCATTCGCCGATCGTTCCGGCTGCCCGCGATCTTCCTGGGCAGCGGTGACGACGTGAGCTTCGCGACTGCGTTCGCGTCCTACACCGTTGCCGAGGCCCAGGTGTTCGGCCCGGAGCGCAAAGAGTTCGACGAGAAGATCAACCTGCTGCTGATGCCCGAGCTGGAAGGTGGCAAGGACTTCGTCTACCGCAGCCTGCCGCTCGCCGTGCGAGACGTGGCGCAGCAGCTCAAGGGGCTCGAACTGATCGCCGAGAAGATCACCGGAGAGTCCATGGTGTCCGCGGTGTCCCAGGTGACCGACTTGACCGTGCGCTCGCGAGACGACCTCGACGACCTCGACAACATCGCACTGGAGACAGCGCAGATGGGGCTCGAAGGTCAGAAGGCAACGAACGACGCGGCCCGCGCAGCTACGGCTGGTGATCAGGCCAAACCCGACAGCGGCGCGGTGGCGGGACGAGCGAATCGCAAGGGACTGCCTGGGGGTAGTGAGCCGGTGCGCGCAGTGAGTACCACGAAGGGGTCCGGCATCGCCGCGCTCGCGCAGGACGCCATCGAGGCGATCCTGTCCCGCGACGCAGACGCACTGCGCGATGCCAGGGCGAAGGTCTCGATGCTGCCCGCCATCGAGCACAGCACGTTCTCCCACATCCTGGCCGCAACGCTGTTCCCCGAGATGCACCACGACCCGGAGGGTGCTCGCGATTTGGCTGCGTGTACGTTCGCGCTGATGGCGGCGCACGCCGGGGAGTAGCCCGATGCCCGCACTGGAAAGCTTCCTCACCCTTGAGTTCTCGCTTGCGCGACAGCTCGAAGCTGCGCGACGAGAGTCGATGGCCCCGGTCGCCGAAGAGATCATCTCCGCGGCCAAGAAGGACCGCTACGACATCGCGCACGACATCGTGAACCAGAGGCTCAGCTTCGAGCCCATGCTGGCCCAGGCAGAGGCCGCGCGCCTATTCGAGATCACCGGCCTGAGCGCGTTCGTGCTGGGCGCGGCGACGTTCCGCGATGGGGACGTGACTGCCACCACTGTGATGCGTGGCGGCGACGTGCTTGAACCCGTGTACATCGCGATCAACGCCTTCGCTGATCAGTTCCGCGGCAAGCTGCAGCGCAACTATCAGGACCGCGTGCACAAGGAGCTGATCGCGCTCGAACGCGAGAGCCGAGAGGGGGATGACGCTACGGCGGACAGTGATGAGTCCGACTTCATCTCGATCTTCGCAGCGTCCATCGTGACCGAGGCAGCGCGACTGAACTCCGCGGTAGCCAGCGGCAAGGCGTATGTGGACATCGGTGCGAACCTGACGACCTCGCGACTCACGAGCTACGGGTTCTTGTCAGAAGCACAGATAGCTGGCGTTCGTAAGTGGCAGCGCACCGCGGTGCTGGATGACCGCACGTGCGAGTTCTGTCGCGGGTTGCATGGGCGCATCTTCAAGGTGCCGAACGCAATCGCGAAGCTACAGGAGCAACTACTGCAACTGGGCCAGGGTGACGAGGCGATGGCAAATATGCCATTTCCCTCCCAGTCACTGAAGAAGCTGCAGGGTGGGTTGTCGACAGACGCGGTCGAGCAGGGTGGCTTGCAGCTCCCTCCATCACATCCGTTGTGTCGCTGCACGATGGTCCGCGTTGGCAACGTACCGCCCACCCAAGTGTTCATGCCTGGGCCGCTCATCCGAGCACCACGCGGGTCGCAAGCGTTGGCAGCGTCAATCAAGAAGCCGGGCGGCGGCGTTACCTCCGTTGCAGCACCGGCACTCGATGATGCGGCTGCCGAACTCGCCGCAGCGGAAGGCATCACCGAGGTTGAAGCGTTGCTCTCGCTCGAAGACGAAGCAGTAGAACGTAGCGTTCGTGCCGGAGGCATACTTGGTTCGGTGTTGAGTGACGCGGAAGACTTGAACAGGTAGACTCTTGGTCATGATGGCTATCCAAAACGAGGAAGCTATACGCGTCCTGGCAGAAGTCAGGCGCAACAAGAAGCCACCGGCTGAAGAGTCGGATGAGATGCGAGCCCTGCGGTCGAGCATTGAGTTGGCGTTTCACTACAAGACCGAAGGTCTACAGGAGATCGCGACTCAATGGCTGACCGAGGACGAATACAACGACTGACCGCGGGCGCTATCGTCGCCACGTTTCTAATTGGATCCCTCCTGCTTGCGGGGGTCACGTGTTACAACGCGGCCACTGCCACACCTGGGCAGCGCAAGGTGATCACCTTCGGCCCGGCCCCCGACCCCGCCACCGAGTGGCGAATGCCGTCCAGCGAGACCATGTGTTTCGACCGGCTGGAAGATTCGATCATGAAGCGCGCCGAGGCGATGAACACCGCGCTGCGATGCGGCGATGTGCTGAAGATGGTGCTCGACGAGCTGATGAAGTGCGAGGGGACCAAACCCCAGATGCTTCACGTCAAACCAACGCCCCAGGCTCTCCCAGGTAAGGCTGACGCGTAGATCGCGTTCCAGGCAGTCGCAGTGTCCACGGGCATCAGAGAACGCCTCCTGTGGGCGATTCTGCGCGGCCCCCCGGTTTCTGCATCGAGTCCTCGTTTTCCTGTTGACGTACGCTCCGACTTACCCTACTTTGGGAACTCACCACGCAGGGAGGTCGAGATCGGACAGAGAGACACAGGGCGGTAGGCGCACACAGCGACGCGAGAACCCTGACTCTGCTCCCAAGCTCGATTCCCAACGGAGCCTGAAATGTTGATCGGCAAGCGAAAGCGAGTGAGTAGCGATGAGAAGCTGGCGCTGAAAGTGAAGCGCCGGGAGCAGTGGCGCAAGAGGTTCGTGGTGTTCGCCACGACCACGGACGACGAGATCGTGTTCTTCGAAGTCGTCGAGCGCCGAGTGCTGCGTCGATGGAACGGTGATGGCTGGTGGAACGCGCAGTACCGTCGCATCGAGGACCGCACGGAGCTGTCGCGTTCCGAACGACTGCAGAATCGGTTCGACGAGCTATGGCGCAAAAACTCGCGGCCCGGCGTGAGCCACATCGAGCAACGCGTGCTGCTGGAGGAGCTGCAGCGGGTCGTCGTAGACTCCCACAAGTACGGAGCCAACTTCCAGCGCAGCGTGTTCGACGGGTTCCAGTGGGACATGCGAGATTGAACGATTTGAGCGCCCCAGGCGGGTTGGTCTGCGGAAGTTCCGTCAGGTCTCCTTCGTCCCACCTGGGGCGCGTTCTTACTACTGCTAGACTGGACGGCATGGGTGAACTCGACAAGGATGTGATCCGTCAACTGCACGAGATTGCTACGCGTCGCCGGACCCCAACGGAGGATCCGGTCTTGGCTATTCCCGAGTACATCCCGCCGAATGATAAGCTCGAAGTCCTGCACCACCGCGCGCTGTTCTTCCTCGATGGGCTGGGGCTGAACGACTTGCTCAGCACGGTCGATGTTAGGTCACCCTACTTGGAGTTCCTGGGGCACCGTGTGTACATCGTGCCCAACCCGAACAACGGACCCGACTTCATGTTCGAACCCTGGTGGAAGGGCGAGGAAGAATGGGAGAAGCGCGGCACGTTCATGAGCGCGTACCGCGCGTTCGAACACGTTTACTTCATGGTGATGCGTGCGCGCATCGGCCGACTAGTGAGGGGAGCTACATGAGCACGGCACACAAGATGATCGATGGGATGCTGCAGTTGCTGGAGCAGAACTCGATGATGGTTGACGCGAGAATCAAGAACACACTGCGACGCGGTCTGATGGACTTGAAGGGTATCGTCCCCTCTGACTGGGCCATGGACATCGCAGAGTTCCATCGCGTAGTGGGGTCGGTGACGAAGCCGCGCCCGGAAGCAGCCACTGGTGAGCTACTGGCGATGCGGAAGCGCATCATGCACGAAGAGTTCAACGAGGAGTTCATCCCCGCGCTCAACAAGGGCGACCTCGTTGGCATCGCGGACGGCGGCATCGACTCCATCGTCACCATCATCGGCACCCTGCTCTCGTGTGGCATCGACCCGCGCCCGCACTGGGACGAGGTGCAGCGAACCAACATGGCGAAGCGCGACCCCGACACTGGAGAGGTGAGGCACCGCGCCGATGGCAAGATCCTCAAGCCCGAAGGCTGGACGCCGCCCAACCTCGAAGCCATCATACGAGCCCAGAAGGGCAGGAAGATCGAGGGCACATGAGTCTCTGCGACACGTGCAAGGATCCAGGCTCATGCTGCCGCGCACTCACGCTCCAAGTGTACGTGCCCCTCGACATGACGCGCGACGACCTACGGGAGTGCTTGCGCGAAGGGCGCGATCCCTGGGACGGGCACGAGACGAGCGGGCCGATGCCCTTCGAGCCGATGCGACAGCACACGTACCTGGGCCGCGACGGCGAGGACAAGCCCGAGTCCTGCTACTGGATCTACTCGTGCCCGAAGCTTCTGCCCAGTGGGCGTTGCGGCATCTATGAGAACCGCCCCGAACCGTGCGTGGCATACGAGCCCGGCGAAGATCCCATGTGTGTCCACTACGAAGGGCCGTGGGACAACTACATGCTGAACTACGAGGAGGCCGACGATGTTGAAGAGGGTATGTAAGAAGCACGCGACGTGGATCGGCTGCGCCGTTGCAGTGGTGACATTTCTGGCCCTGCATGTCGCGGTGCCAGCACTCGTTGCGACCGGCGTTGCGGGTCACGCGCACGCCAAGTCCGAGCAGGTGCGTCCGCACGTGTTGCTGGGGGTGGGCAGCGTGACGGTCTACCAACTCAACCTCAATATCCCCGGAGAGGATCACAAGAGCGTCTGTGTGGTAGCAGTGGCCGAAGGTCGCATGGCAGTCACGGTGGATGTAGAATGCGTAAGGTAGGATTCGTCCTACATGAGACGGTGCAACTGTATCCCGGGTGCTACTCGCGCATAGAAGTGCGCGGGAACACCGAGGGGCTGATGGAGATCCGCATTGCAGACGTTACTCCGCACAACGAACCCGACGACGACGAGCCCGAGAAGATGTCACTCTCTATCAGTGAAGCCCGAGCCGTGCGCGACATGCTCAACGTCGTCTGCGCGATCGACGAAACTGCGTGCCCGATGCGAAAATCCGCAATGGACGCTTGACGGGACTGACCTCGCTCAGCTAGAACAGAGTGGTGCAGTGAGCGCGCTCGAACAACGACTGATCAACTCGTTGCGAGAAACGCGAACACAGATGCACCAACTCGAACGCGACCTCAGCGAATCAGAGTTTGACCGCGAAGAGTCGCACCTAGACGTGGGGCAACTACAGAAGCTCTGTGAGGAGAACGACATTGAGTACGAGTAAGCTTCCTCCCCTGCCAAATGCTATCCCAGGCAACTCCTTCATCGACCTCTGTGCAGAGAACGCGCGCCAATGTTGGGCGCGAGGGAGTAGCCAAGACAAGATCGTGCTGCTCCACAACCTCGTGAAGAGCCAGCGCCGACGCCCGGTATACCCTTCATCATGGAAGTGAAGAGGGCTCGCTACGCAGTGTTCATGCACATCCCCAAG